ATTTAGACACGCTAGTTATTTAAGTGTTGTTCCATTTGTTGCAGTTGGAGAAGGTGGACGTATTGTTACAAACTCAGTCACAGATTGCACTACCTTTATTACAGTAGGTGCTCCAACATCACAAGACCTATTTGACATAGCATTTAATTCTACTCAGGCAATTATTGTTGGAGACGCTAGAATATTAAAATCAACAACAGCTAATAGAATTAGTTCTTGGACAGTTGTTAATTCAGCAAGTAATGTTTGGAGAAGTGTTGCATCAAATGGATCTACTTTTGTTGCAGTAGGAAATAGTAGTGCTATTATAACAGGAGATTCAGCAGGAACAACTTGGACTGCTAGAAGTATGCCACCTTTAGTTCCTACTAAAAATTTAAAAGGAGTTACTTATCATACCGATGGATATTTCTATGCTGTTGGACAAGATGCATCTACTGGAGACCCTTACATGATGAGGTCATTAGACGCAGGAGTAACATGGTCAACATATACAACAACAGGTGATACAATTCTTCTAGGCCTTCAATCCATAGAATCATTTAATGGGAACTTATATGTTGGAGGAATTAACTATCAATATATTATTAATAATGGTGTAGTTACTAGATTTGACGCAGGATTTTCTGGATATTCATCTTGGTGGATGTCAATTGTAAAAGACCCAAGCTCGAATGGTTTTGATATGGCTGCATCATTAGTAGTTTTTGGAAACGAGTTTAATGGACAGGATGGAGGTCACAGTAATTTTTAATTAACTTTAACAAAAAAAAATATATGGCAACTATTAACTCATACGCAACTGACAATGCAGTATCTTACGCTGACAAGCTGATTGGTACTGATGCTGAGGACAGCAACAAGACTAAAAACTTTACTGTGGGTAGCATCCTAGCAATGCCTCTACCATCTGTTCCTGTATTCGCTAACAACGCAGCAGCAAAAGCAGGGGGACTGGCAGTAGGAAAAATATACAGAATCACAGGAACTGATACTGCCGGAGTTGTTTGGTAGTAGGTTCAATTAAATTTAATCTAATGGACATAAGAAAAATATCAGTAGGACCAGATTATAAGGGTAGCTCCATGCACTACATCGTAGGGCAGAAAGTACTTGGAGACTCGTATGAAATAGAGGCTATCCTTTTTAATGTTGACTTAGGATCAATACGTGTTTATATTAGAAACGAAAAGAATGAGACTCTGATGTGGAAGGAATTCAACCACAACATGCCTATTGCTATTGAATATAATATAAACTATTAATGCAATCCCCATTTGATTTTATCGTTAGGCCAATCAATGGCGAGCGATACAATAACACCAAGGATATTGGTGGCATTGAACTAATTGTCAACACATCAGAGGAGGACCACAAGTTCTCCAACAGATATGCTGAGGTGATTGAAGTGCCCTATGGATATGATGGTCCTGTGCAGCAAGGTGATATTTTATTGGTACACCACAATGTCTTTAAGTTCTACAACGACATTAGAGGCAAACGTAAGAGTGGTCGTGCATTTTTTAGAGACGATAAGTTCTTCATTGAGCCTGATCAGTTCTACCTATATCGCAGAGGCGATATTTGGTATACTTATGACAGGTACTGCTTTGTCAAGCCTATCCCTGCAATTGAGAGTTACATCATGAAGCCATTTACTCACGAGCCTCTCATGGGTGAAATGGTATATCCTAATGCCTACCTAATATCACAAGGTGTGAAAGCAGGTGATAAGGTGTGCTTCAAGCCTGACAGTGAGTATGAGTTTGATGTGGATGGGGAGAAGCTGTACAGAATGTTTGACCATCAAATAACCATGGTGCTATGAACTATCTATTTACCAAGGATGATGTTTTATCTGATCCAGATGCGTACGTTAAAGAGATTTATTGTGGTGATTTTGTTGACGTTCCAGATGGAGATAAGACGTTTAAGAACATCCAACCTAGAAAAGATGATGAGTTCTCTAAAGTAGTAATGGAGTACTTTGGGTCTAAGTTTGACATCGCATACAACTTTGTACGTATGTCTCCTTATGGTCAAGAGGAACCTAACTACATACACTCTGATGAGATGATGGGTGACTTAACTGTAATCCTTTATCTTAGCAAAGAACACCCTGACAATGATGGCACAACGATGTATGACTCAGATGATAAACCATCTTGTGTGGTGTATTCTAAGTACAACCGTATGCTATCTTTCACTTCACATGTAAGGCATAGCAGGAACATATTTGAGAACTTTGGTGAAGGCCAATCGTCTAGATTGATTCAAGTTATATTCTTAAAGAGAAAGTAATGAGAGACCCTAAGGAGATAAAGCTAAAGATTATTGAGGCAGGTCATCAGGCTGTTGAGCAACTTATTAAGGTGGCCAAGGAAGCGATCATAAAGCCAGAGGATGAGAGTGAGTTATCTGCGGATAGGCTAAAGAATGCAGCGGCTACAAAGAAGTTAGCCATCTTTGATGCCTTTGAGATTCTCAATAGGATAGAGGCGGAGCGTGAGGCTCTTGAGATGTTGGACAAAGGAGTGAATAGAACAGATACCAAACAAGGTTTTGCAGAGCGAAGGTCTATATCGAATCGTTAAGGACCATGTCCCACAGAACGCTATCAGTAAAAAGAATAGCGGAAGGTCATGGCTGTACGGCTACAATGAGCAGTACGACATGGTGGTTATATCTAGGACCGGGCAGATCGGAGAGATAGTCAACATACAAGGATTGATTGTGGCGTTGCCTGCTGTACCTAGTGAGGTCTTCAAGAGGTCAGACAAAACTTCCCAGCAGTACTGGGAGAGACAAGAGCTACCTAAGGACCTATTAAAGATACAGTCAATCTTCCATTGGAACGAGATGCCTTCTGAGTTTAAGGATAGGTGGGTGGACTACATTGAGTCTGAGTTTAACAGACGTGAGGAAGGTATGTGGTTTATGAACAATGGCATACCTACTTACATTACTGGGGCCCACTACATGTACTTGCAGTGGTCTAGTATTGACGTGGGATACGCAGACTATCGTGAGGCCAACCGCATATTCTTTATATTTTGGGAAGCATGCAGAGCAGATCCTAGGTCATTCGGTATGATATACCTAAAGATTAGACGCTCAGGGTTTTCGTTCATGTCATCATCAGAATGCGTTAACATAGCCACTCTTGCTCGTGACTCTCGTGTTGGTATCTTGTCAAAGACTGGTGCTGATGCTAAGAAGATGTTCACTGACAAGGTGGTCCCAATAAATAGTAGGCTACCATTCTTCTTTAGACCTATCATGGATGGTATGGACAAGCCAAAGACTGAGCTTGCGTACCGGGTGCCAGCATCTAAGATTACAAAGAAGAACATGGCTAATGCTTCTGACAGTGATGTGATTGGCCTTGATACCACGATTGACTGGAAGAATACTGAGGAGAACTCTTATGATGGTGAGAAGCTGCTATTCTTAGCACATGATGAGAGTGCCAAGTGGGTAAAGCCAAACAACATTCTCAATAACTGGAGAGTAACCAAGACCTGTCTCAGGGTTGGTAGCAAAATCATTGGTAAGTGCATGATGGGATCTACATCTAATGCGTTGAGCAAGGGTGGAGACAACTATAAGAAACTATATGAGGACTCAAACGTGGTTAGCAGAAACGCTAATGGACAAACTAAGAGCGGTCTATACGCTTTGTTTATACCAATGGAGTGGAACATGGAGGGCTTTATCGATAGGTATGGCATGCCTGTGGTTCGAAAGCCTGTTACTCCTGTTCTTGGTGTTGATGGGCAGATGATAAAGAATGGGGCGATTGACTATTGGGAGGCTGAGGTTGAGTCATTGAAGAATGATGCCGATGCACTCAATGAGTTCTATCGCCAGTTCCCTCGTACGGAAAGCCATGCGTTCAGGGACGAGAGCAAGTCATCTATATTTAACTTGACAAAAATCTATCAGCAGATAGACTACAATGATTCAGGGATAGAGGCCCAGATGGTTACACGTGGTTCCTTTCACTGGAAGGATGGTATCAAGGACAGTAAGGTTATATGGACTCCTGACTCTAGGGGTAGATTCTTAATTAACTGGGTGCCTCCACTGCACATGCAGAACAATGTATATACAAGAAATGGTGTTAAGTATCCGGGCAATGAGCATCTAGGATCTTTTGGATGTGACCCTTATGATATATCGGCAGTAGTTGGGGGACGTGGATCTAATGGTTCTTTGCATGGTATGACTAAGTACCACATGGATGACGCTCCTGTTAACCAGTTCTTCTTGGAGTACATAGCTAGACCTCAGACAGCGGAGATATTCTTTGAGGAGGTACTGATGGCTTGTGTATTCTATGGTATGCCTATGCTTGCTGAAAACAATAAAGCTCGTATATTATATCACTTTAAGAACAGAGGGTACAGAGCGTTCTCATTGAACAGGCCTGATAGGTCGTTGAATAAGTTGAGCAAGACTGAGCGTGAGCTTGGTGGTATACCTAACTCAAGTGAAGAAGTTAAGCAGTCTCATGCTTCTGCTATTGAGTCGTACATTGAAAAGTTTATTGGATTTGATTTGGCTAATACTTACAGATCATCAGATGAAATAGGGACGATGCCGTTCACTAGGACGCTTGAAGACTGGGCAAAGTTTGATATTAATGATAGAACAAAGCACGATGCGTCAATCAGTTCAGGCTTAGCTATAATGGCAAATCAAAAACACGTATATTTACCGGAGAAAAAAGAGTCGAAAATTAGTGTTAATTTCGCAAAGTACGCTAACACTGGAAATCAAAGTAAAATTATTAGATGAAAGATGTCGTAGTCAATATATCATCAACCGCATTTCCAAGCCAGTTCGTATCTGATTCGGAGAAAGCTACCCCTGAGTTTGGTCTTCAGGTAGGCCAAGCGATACAGTATGAGTGGTTCCGGAAAGATGGTAGTCAATGCAGATATTATAACCAATGGAACGAGTTCAACCGACTGCGTTTGTACGCAAGGGGTGAGCAGTCAGTTCAGAAATATAAGAACGAGTTAGCCATTAATGGTGACTTGTCTTATCTAAACCTTGACTGGACTCCAGTTCCTATCCTTCCTAAGTTCGTTGACATCGTTGTCAATGGGATGAGTGATAGACTATTTAAGGTTAAGGCGTACGCACAGGACGCTATGTCTCAGGCTAAGAGAAGTAAGTACCAAGACATGATTGAGGGCCAGATGGTTGCCAAGGATGTGTTGAGTATTATACAAGATGAGACTGGTGTCGATCCATTTATAATGAACCCAGATGAGCTTCCTCAAACTGATGAGGAGCTATCACTATACATGCAGCTTAAGTACAAGCCTGCAATTGAGATTGCCGAAGAGGAGGCGATCAATACTATCTTTGATGAGAACCACTACCAAGATACACGTAAGCGTATTGACTATGACTTAACTGTGTTAGGTATTGGTATGGCAAAGCATCAGTTCCTACCGGGGGCTGGCGTTGAGGTATCTTATGTGGACCCTGCTAACGTGGTATACAGTTACACTGAGGACCCATTTTTTCAAGACTGCTTTTACTGGGGAGAGATTAAGACTCTTCCTATGACTGAGCTATTGAAGATTGATCCTACACTCACTCGTGAGGACATGGAGGAAATCTCAAAGTATTCTCAAAGTTGGTATGATTATTACAACACTGCTAGATTCTACGAGAATAGTTTGTTCTATCGTGATACCTGTACTCTTCTTTACTTCAACTATAAGACCACTAAGAAGATGGTCTACAAGAAGAAGATACTTGAAGGTGGTGGATCTAGAGTAATTGAGAAGGATGATACTTTTAATCCTCCTGTTGAGATGATGGAGGAAGGTCGGTTCGAAAAAATCGAGAAGACTATTGATGTATGGTATGATGGTGTTATGGTGATGGGTACCAACTTCTTGTTGAAGTGGGAGCTATCTGAAAATATGGTTAGACCAAAGTCAGCCTCTCAGCATGCTATACCAAACTACGTTGCTGTAGCACCACGTATGTACAAGGGGGCTATTGAGTCATTGGTTAGAAGGATGATTCCTTTTGCTGACTTGATTCAGTTGACTCACTTAAAGTTACAGCAGGTTATTGCACGTACTGTACCTGATGGTGTGTTTATTGATGCAGATGGATTGAATGAGGTTGACTTGGGTACAGGTGCAGCATACAACCCTGAGGATGCGTTGAGACTATACTTCCAGACAGGTAGTGTTATTGGACGTAGTTATACTCAGGATGGTGAATACAACCATGCTCGTGTACCTGTTCAGCAGTTGACATCTAACTCAGGGGCATCCAAGACTCAGATGCTTATTGCTAACTACAATCACTACCTTGACATGATTCGGTCTGTGACTGGATTGAATGAAGCTAGGGATGGATCTACTCCTGACCCTAACGCATTGGTTGGTGTACAAAAGTTGGCTGCACTTAATTCTAACACTGCTACTCGTCATATCCTAGAGAGTGGTCTATTTATTTATAGATCACTTGCTGAGGCACTTACATATCGTGTTGCTGATATTTTGCAGTACGCTGACTTCAAGGATGACTTTGCAAATAAGATTGGTAAGTACAATGTATCTATCTTGAATGATATCAAGGATCTTTACATTTATGACTTCGGTATCTTTATTGAGATTGCACCAGATGAAGAGCAGAAGGCTCAACTTGAGCAGAACATTCAGATGGCATTGTCTAAGGGTGACATTAATCTTGAGGATGCTATTGATATCAGAGAGATTAAGAACTTGAAGCTTGCTAACCAGTTGTTAAAACTCAAGAGAGTTAAGAAGCAGGAGTACCAAGAAAAGATGACTATGCAGCAGCAGGCCATGCAGGCTCAGCAACAAATGCAGGTCCAAGAGATGGCTTCTCAAGCTGCTATTCAAAAAATTCAACTTGAGTCTCAGGCAAAGATGCAGTTGAAGCAGGCTGAGATAGCATTTGAGATTGAGAAACTAAAGGCAGAGGCTGATCTTAAGAAGATGTTGATGGCTGAAGAGTTTGGTTATCAGATGCAGATTGCTGGTATTAAGGAGACCGCTATTGCCGATAGAGATATGATGAAGGAGGACTCTAAGGCCAAGAGAATTAGTCAACAGAATTCCGAGCAGTCTAAGTTGATTAATCAGAGGAAGAATAACTTACCTCCATTAAACTTTGAATCCAATGAGGATACGCTAGATGGGTTCGACATGGCAGAGTTTGAGCCACGTTAAAAAAAAAATATATATTTGTAACATAAAATCTAATTAAATGGAAATTAAAGTAAGATCACTAGATGCAGTTGAGCAAAAGAGCATGCAGGAAGTTGAGCAGGAATTGCTTAACAAGCATGAAAAAGAACTCAATGGAGAAGTACAAAGTGGGGTTGTGTTGGATACTTCTAGTATTGATAATGCAGCTCAAGGTAACCTTCCTGAAGAGGAGGAATTATCTGAAGAAAAAGTTCTTTCATATATAGGTAAGAGATACAATAAGCAAATCAATTCATTTGATGATTTGATTCAGCAACGAGAAAGCAATGAGGAATTGCCAGAAGATGTTGCTACTTATTTGAAGTACAAGAAGGAGACAGGACGAGGTTTCGAAGATTTCTTAATGCTTAAGAAAGATTACGATTCTATGGATCCTGACAACCTTCTTAGAGATTACCTTGCTGTTACACAGGAAGGTCTTGATGATGAGGACATCAATACTCTAATGGAGGAGTATAGCTATGACGAAGATGTTGATGATGATTCAAGAGTTAAGCGTGTAAAGATTGCAAGAAAAAAAGCTATTGCGGAAGCTAAGAACTATTTCAATTCTCAGAAAGAGAAATACAAGCTACCTCTTGAGTCAAGTGGTATGGGCTTATCTCCAGAAGAGAAGGAAGAGTTTGAATCTTATCGTCAATATACAAAAGAGTCGAAGACTGTACAGGAAGAGAATGATCGGAAGCGTAAATGGTTTGAGCAAAAAACAGATGAAGTCTTTAGTAAAGATTTCACAGGATTTGAATTCAACATTAACGATAAGAAGATTTCATTTGCTCCGGGATCAGCAGCTGAATTGAAAAGTATTCAGTCAAGTCCAATGAACTTTGTTAATAAGTATTTGGATGAGACTGGATTGATTAAGGATGCAGCAGGATACCACAGGTCTTTGGCAATAGCAATGAATCCTGAAAGGTTTGCTAAGTTCTTCTATGAGCAAGGTCAAGCCGATGCTACTGATGACGTTTTACGTAAGACCAAAAATATAAATATGTCTGAGCGTAGAGCTCCAGAGGTTGTTAACAAAGGAGGAATGCAGGTGAAGGCGGTTGCACCAGACTCTGGAAGGAGTCTAAAGATTCGCAGTATTAAAAAAATGTAACAACTAAAAACAAAACAAAACAATGCCAGTATTAAATACTCCGGGATTTCAGTTGCAGCCAAGTGCTGAGCAGGTCCCTTTATCAACTAACTACATTACCAACTTTGACTTCTTGAACCAGTATCTTCCTGATACATACGAGAAAGAATTCGAGCGTTATGGTAACCGTACTGTAGCTTCTTTCCTAAGAATGGTAGGAGCTGAAATGCCATCCAACTCTGACATGATCAAGTGGGCTGAGCAAGGTCGTTTGCATACTAAGTATGTGAACTGTGATTCTAACGCAGCTGCTGCTGCTGACACTGCTACCATTACTGTAAATGATTCTAACGTAAGTGGAATTGCTATCCGTGTTGGACAGACTGTTTTCATTTCTGAGAACGCTTCTGGACTTTCTAACAAAGGTATCGTTACTGCTGTAAACACAACCAATGATACATTTGATGTGGCTTACTACGAAGGTGGTGGACAGACTTTCTCTGGAACCAACCCTCTTTCTGTATGGATCTATGGTTCTGAGTTCAAGAAAGGAACTAACGGAATGATCGGTTCTTTGGAAGCTGAAGACGAATTCTTTGACAACTCTCCAATCATCATCAAGGACAAGTACGCAGTATCTGGTTCTGACATGGCTCAGATTGGATGGGTAGAAGTAACTACCGAGAATGGTGCTACTGGATACCTTTGGTATTTGAAGTCT